ATGGTTAAACTATGTAGCCTCTTTGTAGGCTTATTTATTATTGTCAACCTGCAGGCTCAAGTAACAATCGGCTCCCTTGAAGCTCCCTCGGATGGAGCCCTGTTGGACTTAAAAGAAGATGCAACTATGGGTGCTAATTCTAAAAAGGGATTAATGCTTCCTAGAGTAAAGCTAACAGATCCTACACTTTTGTATCCGATGTTCGAGACAGTACCTGGAAGTGGAGTTGCTAATGAATATTATAATTCGGATGAAAAAAGGAATTCTGAAAATCTTAATCACATAGGGCTTACAGTATACAATTTGAGTAATTGCGATAAAAAGTTTAATAAAGGAGTTTATTCTTGGGATGGAAGCAGATGGAATCAACTCCTTAATATCCCTATTTTAGGAACACCTAGTATTTCAACTAATTATTCTAAAGATTTTATTGAGATTCCCAGCGGATTGGATGCTAGAGTAATGACCTCTCCTTTTACTTTTACAGCAACTACTATTAGCGATGGTATGACTCTAAATACAAAAGGGGAATATACTAATTACGAAACACTATTTTCGCCCATGCCTTGGACCAATAACGGGCAAAAAACAATAGGTAGCAGCTCCGATGGATATAACTTAGAGGTAAACTCAATGGATGACTTAATAAGTTTTCCTAATATAAAACCTAATGCAACCAAACCTGTAAAGCCTTGGTATAGTAGACAATGGGAATTAATATATATGCCAGATCCGAATGAATGTGGTCCAGGAACACCAAAAACGATTATATTAAACCAAACTAACTATGCTATCAAAGTTGGAGATTTTGTCAATAGTATTACCTACTCTTTTTATAACAGAAGCGATTTTGGAAGTGCCAAACAAGGTAGCTTTCCTGTATCAAGTAATGTAAAGTGGACAACAGAAGTGCGTGGATTAGAAGATGGTAACCTTGTCAGCGTAACTCCTGCTATAGGTGTAGAGCACGGATCTAACAGAAATGATGGTACTAAAGAAGATTTGGCTGGAGATTTTTCGTTCATATTAAATCTTCCTCAGACAACTCCAAAATACCACAAAAATGAAGTGGTCTTTAAGGATGCTAACACTGATGTGAAAAGAGCAAAAGATATTGTTGTTACTTTTATTAACTGTACCAATGAAGAACCTACCTTAGAAGAGTGGAAGGTAAGAGCCGGAGTAGATGCTCTTGCCGAAGGAGTTGCTCATCCCATAAGCACTATAGCATGGCACAAAGACCAAGGAGGACGGACTTTTTTCTCTGCAGACTTTGGATCAGCAGGACGCTGGATGATTAATAACTTAGCTGTAGACAAATATGATACCAGAAGATCTGACGGCTCTACTATTGATGCGCGAGACATATTGGAACGTAAATATTTAACAGGAACAGCTCCGGAGGTAGCTTATGATCCTTCTTATGTATTCCCTACTGACCAAGCTGCAGAAATAGCAAACATAGATGATGATGCTGTATTCCAAAGCAATCAACGATATGGATATATGTATAACTGGACAGCCATATCCAAAAATAGAGATGTTATTTTTGATGTACAAGCTCCAGATCCTATAACAGGTGATACTGGACACAGATATGTAGACCTTCCTAGCGAGATAGGAACAGATCATGCAAAGATACAAGGTATTTGCCCATACGGATGGCATGTCCCATCGGATAAAGAGTGGACTATTCTGGAAAATGAAATAATTCACAATACTTCCTTCTACAGTAGTACTTCGGATATAGACCCTAATCAAGAAGAGAGATTTAATCCCAATAATACCACAACAAATAGGGAAAATCTAACACATGGGCTTCCAATGAAAGATATGTGCCAGCCATATGGAGATTTTCTTGCTAGTCAACCCGAGGGTACTCGTTTTAAACCGACCCAAGGAACATCTAATATAATGTCTCCTACGACAAGAGCCGGATTCAATTTGCTTTTACCCGGTGTTGCCAGTACAAAGGCAGGTGGAACCATCAGCTTCTTCGGTTGGATGGCAAATTATTGGAGTAGCAGTGTAATAAATAAGGGACAAGTAGTGGGGCGCTTAATGCAATATACAACAGACGTAATGACTAGAGGTCAGCTAGCAAAATCAACATTACTCCCTGTTCGTTGCAAAAAAGACGAATAATTTTATTTCTTTTTTTAAAAGATATCTATAATAGTACGGGGGTAAATACAAAAGGCGACAAACTCTGAACGCGACAAACTGAACGCGAACACTTATAAATAAAGGAGTTAGCCTTGTTTTGTGGGTGATGAGGTGAGCAAACATAATGCGAATTATATGTTAACTCAGTATTAACTGGGGACGAAAATGGAGGGGCTTTATAGCCTCTTTTGTTGTTTTTGGGTGTAAACATAGGCGAGAACTGTTTAAAACGCGGGTGCGACCGTTTAAATGACTTTGATAAAATACTAATAAAACACCATTAAAACACTATTTAATCACTTGCCCTAAAACGTGCAAAATATGGCTTTTTTGACTTAAAAGGGACAAATGGGGGGACAAATGGGGGGACAGAATACCGACTTTTAAGGGCATCATAAAGATACATAACAACGAAAAAGAACACTAAAACCGCTAAAATTACAGTTATCATACCCCTTATGGAATTTATTTAATACATGTAATAGTTTAAATGATAGGTATTTATATGTTTTCAGTCTGTGTAATTCTTGTTTTTAATCAAACCGACAGAAATAAGAGCTCCAAAAAGCAAGATTATAATACCAAACGCATACTGATTGACTAAAATAAGAATGAGCGCAATAATTGAAAATAATATTGCAAAAATGACACCTATTGTTTTACCCGTTTTCCTTTTCATAATTTATAATCTTTTATCCCATACTGTTATAACGAATACTTGCTTTTACAAGGGCTAAGGCTCTGATATTAGACTTTAGTATGTGAACGGGCTGGTGGTTTCCGTTATGGCTTACTAAATAAACATAGTCGTCGCCTTTGTCTGAGCGTTGAATATATTTTATAGTGAGGTATTGTTCACCCTCGACGTCAATATCTATTAAATACATTTCGCCCCAAAAAATATTATTCGGGTCGTGTATTGTCTTATACGCTACTATATCGCCCGATTTTAATATCGGGTACATGCTATCGCCACGCACATATAGCGCCCCGTCGCATTTAGGGGCGTTTGGTATGCTTATTTCTCCTACTGGGTTTTGTGTTATTTGGCTATCAAATAAGGTTATAAGACCCGCCGATGCGTCAATCTCATAAAGCGGTATAAACTGATTATTTAAATTGTAGTCAGTTTTAAGTTTAAAAACTGTTTGAGAGTTTTTGTCGTACTCTTTCAACATTTCACCTTTTCCAGTTATTAGCCAATTCGCATCTAAACGAGTATCCAAGTTTAGAAATTTCTCAACTATTAACAAGCCGACTTTGTCTCGTCCGTTAATAATAGAGCTTAACTGACTACTAGATATGTCAACAAGACCCGAAAGCTCTTTTTGTGTAATCTTGTTTTCTTTTGAGTACCAAGAGCAAAACTCTTTTATCCGATTATTTACCTCCATTAGTTTAGAATATTCTAAATAATTTAGATATTTCTTTGCTTGTTTAGAAATTTCTAAATATATTTGTTGCGATGTTAAGAACAAAGTAAACAATAAAAATACAAATTGTTGTGATTATGCAAACAAAAATTTTCAACTCCGACGAATTAAAAGATTTAAAAATCGCAGTTATCGCGCGTAAACACAAGTGTTCAACTGAATATGTGCGCATGGTATTAACTGGAGAGAGAGAACGAAATACCGAATTAGCTAGAAAGATAGTAAAAGATGCTTGCGATGTATTAGAAATTATTAACCGTGAAACAAAGGTAACGCTATGAATGTAAAAGATTTAAAAATTGACAATGTGTATAACTGTGAAAATCAGCAACACAAAGCGACAATGATGTATTACGGCATGAGCGGCGACAAATACCTCTTTATCCCTTGTCACCCGAAGAAAAGACACTTTAACGGCGTGCCGTGCTATCTAACAGAGAACGAAGTAAAAAAGCAAGTAAAGGCGAGTGTGTAGCTCAGTAGGTTAGAGCGGTAAAGCGTCGGCGGTTCGATTCCGCCCACACTTACAACAAAAAAAGATTTAAGATTATGGAATATTACAAAAATTTACTTTGCGTTTCGGCTAGTTGGTTAGTGGAAAATGATATTCTAACATTAGACAATTATAAGGCACTCGCAAAACGTAAACAAATATACGTTGTACGTCGCGCCAGTCGCAATACTCCAGCGCTGGTGTCTTATGATAGTATGCCCGACCGATTTAAGGAACTCGTAAAAGAGAAAATCGGCGGCGACCCTTACGAGATTGTACAACTTAATCTATTGGACGAATATATCGCCCCCAGCACTGAGGCAAACAATTTCTTTGAAAATTACAGACTGAGCGACGGGCGATATTTGCCAAAACAAACACGTATAGAGTATTTTAATAATGCGCGCATATTGGATGCTATAAAGCGACTTATCGCTGATAAGGTAGCCCCAAAGAAAGTAAAGGGCGGTAAAATGTCGCGCACCTGGGAGAGCATAAACAAGTATGTGCAAGCCTTAGACCGTACCGTGTACCCTCACACTTTGCCCGCTTATCCAGCCAGGCTGAGAGATAGATTTAACCTTTACAAAAAAGAGGGTTTAGAAAGCCTTATACATAAGAATTTTACTAACCAGCACGCGGCTAAAGTGGACGACAATGTAAAAGAAAGCTTAATAATTGAGCTTTTAGGCGACCCGCGCAATTTTGACAATGAGCGTATCGCAAGGCTTTATAATCAAGTGGCTGAGGGTGCGGGCTGGCAGAAAATAACGGGGCACACTATCGCCCGTTACAGAGATAAATACGATTTAGAAATATTTTCGGGACGTCGTGGCTCGGTGGCTATGTACAATACTAAAATGATGCAAGCCAAACGTAAAGCGCCACAAAACCCGCTTTATTTTTGGACGCTTGACGGCTGGGACGTAGAACTCCTTTATCAAAAGCACAACGGTAAAACAATAACTTATCATAATCGCCCGACGGTTGTCGTAGTGTTAGACCCATGCTGTAAATATCCGATAGGTTACGCAGTGGGTACACACGAAAGCCCCGAACTAATAAAGGCGGCTTTACGCAATGCGGCACGCCACACCTCCGAACTATTTGGCAAGATGTACCGTACGCACCAAATACAAGCCGACCGCTACGCAATTAAAGCCTTAACGCCTCTTTATGCGGCTATGGGTAAACACGTAACGCCCGCCCGTGCGAAGAACGCAAAGGCAAAGATAATAGAGCCGTATTTCGGTTATCTGAATAAAACATATTGTCAGCTCCAGCCTAACTGGTCGGGCTTTGGTATTACGTCGAATAAGGACAAACAACCAAACATCGAGTTTTTGAACAAATATAAAAAACACTTTCCCGACTATGATGGGGTATGTGCAATGGTTGAACTTATTATCGAAAAGGAACGCCAGGAAAAACGCGACGAATATCTGAGATTGTGGGCTGAGACAAAAGACGAGAATAAAATCGAGCTATCGTACGAAAGTTATTTATATCACTTTGGCGAGTCAACGGGTCGCAAAAACTTAATGCAAGGCGACGGTTTACACGTAACCATTAAAGGGATAAGACAATCTTTTGACTGTTTCGACCTGGCGTTCCGTCGTTTTGCTTCGACTCAGTGGTCTGTTATGTACGACCCAGCCGACACCGACCGCGTATTGGCTATAAACGACGACGAAACGCTCCGCTTTGTATTGGAAAAAAAGCACATACAACCGATGGCGTTAAAAGACCGCACCGACGGCGACGCCTCAGAGCTTGCGCGCATGAATAGATTTAACGACGAGGTTGTGGACTATGTAACTGACTTTAGAGGCGAAACTGGTGACACCGTGCGCGAGTTCCTAGAGGATAACCCACAACTAAACGGCACACTGGCAAAACTTGTACTTACCGACAGCCAGGGACAACACAAAAACATAAGAAACATAGATGCTGGACGCAAAAGCATTGAGCCCAGTCCCGCCGATATACTGAAAAAACAAGCTGAAAAACGCAAGGCGAAACCGCAAGATATATACGACCTATTTTAAAAACAATTAAAAATAAAATATTATGAATGAATTACTTAAACAGCAAATAAAAGAAGCTTTTAAAAGCTATTGCGAACGTGTAGGCGGACAAAATAAAGCCGCCAGGACTTTAAGAAATGTATCAGCCACTACGGTATCGAATATACTAACGGGTACGCCTGAGAACGGTAAATGGGACTTAATCGCCGACGAAATGTGGCGCAACGTAGCCGCGCAAATAGGCTTTGCGGCTGAAAGCTGGGTAATTACACGTACAACGGTTTATAATATGCTTTACGCTCTTTTGAACGATGCACAAAGCGATATACAAGGCGAAAGCGGTGTACATGCAATTATCGGGCACGCTGGATGCGGTAAGACTGGGACGGCTCAGAAATATGTAAAAGAAAACGCAAACGCTTATCACCTGGTTTGCTCCGAGTATTGGAATAGAAAAACGTTTATGCTGGAATTGCTGGAGGTGATGGGCGAAGATACGTCGGGCTCGGTTAATCAACTGGTGCACCGTGCGGTTAAGACTCTAAAATCGAAAGAATGCCCGCTCCTTATCCTGGACGAAGCTGACAAATTGAGCGACCAGGTGCTTTACTTCTTTATCACGCTTTACAATCAACTGGAGGACTATTGCGGCTTGGTGCTGATGGCTACTGACTACCTGGAAAAACGAATAGATAAAGGGGTTAAAAACAAGCGAAAAGGATATAACGAGATATATAGCCGTGTAGGTCGCCGCTTTATTGAGTTGCCAGGCAACACGTACGAAGATATAGCGGGTATATGCACCGCAAATGGTTTGACTAGCAACGAAGTTTTACAAAGTATAATAAACGATTGTGAGAGCGATTTACGACGAGTTAAGAAGCTAACAAAGGCGAACATCAAGAAAGCCCGTAAAAGTGGCAAATAATCAAAATTAAACACCTTTTGAACGATAATTGAATGATTGAGGCAAACGATAATAAAAAAGCGACAAAATTAAAACGGGCTCTTTCGGTGTCCGATGTTTTGAGCTATCGACCACAAACCGTGCCTATAACGGATAAATGGAAAGATGCTATCGGGTTGCCCGAATTAAAAGGGTCTTGGCTAATCTACGGCGGTAGTGGCGAGGGTAAAACTAGCCTTTGTATGCAGTTCGGTAAACATCTGAGCCAAATAGTAAAGCATAAAACAAAAAAGAATGAAATATACTATCGTACGGCTTATGATTCAATCGAAGAGGGCTTGTCGGCGTCGATACAAGACGCATATATCCGCACGGGTATGTCGGACGTTGCGGGCTGGTTTGACCTCCTGGATAAAGAGAGCATCGACGAGCTACGCATCCGTCTAAAGATGAAACGTTCGCCCGATGTGCTTTTTATCGACTCGGTGCAATACACGGGACTTACGCCGATGCAATACAAGGCTTTTGTTAATGATTTTCCCGATAAGCTTTTCATTTGGTTATCACATGCCGACGGGCTCAACCCCAAAGGCGCACTGGCGCAAGCTATCTACTACGACGCTAACGTGTGTATGCTGGTAAAAGGTTTCAAAGCCTTTGTAAAAAAGAGCCGATACGGTGGCAGTGGTGAGATAGTGATAAGCGAGACAAAAGCGAGAGAGTATTACGAAATATAAAGATTGAGATATGACAAAGATTTATAAACACAATTTTAGTCTGAGGTTACAAGACTTAAGCAAAACGATAAACTTCGTTTTAGAGGACTTTACGAAAAAATACGATTTGACTGTTAATTGCAAATACAGAGTAGAAACGGCGGACGGTAAATGTTTCGATGGCTTTTTCCGTCATTTAAAAGTTTCGGCTTTTCGTAATAACCTAGATGTGTGGTGTTGCTTTTACAAAGTGAAAAAAGACGGTACAAAATCAAAAAATGATACTGGAGTGCACATGTCTAAAATAGTTGATATAACCCTATACCCTTTTTAACAATGACAACAAAAACTAATAACCCGCACGCCTGGCTATTCGCTTATATGCGAAATATACAAGGCAACGAAGATAGAGACGAGGTGCGCAAGGCGCTTGTATTTGATTACTCAAACGGTAAAACTGATAGCCTGGTCGAATTGTACGCTAAGTACCCGCGAGCTTACCAGCAAATGCGCCGAGACTTAAGCCAAAAGAAAAGAGCCGACGATCCGAACTTGGATAAAGCCCGCAAAAGATTGATAGCGGCGATATTTTCAAACCTGGAGCGCCGAAAGTATAAGCCCGACACCGACTACGTTAAGCGCGTGGCATGTAAGGCGGCAAATGTAAACCGATTCAACGATATAGACCTTATGACGCTTAAAGCTCTTTATCGACGGTTTGGCGAAAAGAACGCCGCCACACATAACGCCTGGGCGGATGCGCTCTTAGAAAGTATTGCAGACAGCTAAAAAACAACCCTATGAAAAAGAAACTAACAATTACAGAAGTAGAAAAGCGTATCGCCGACCTGGAGGCGTTGTTGTCTCAGCCTTTGCCGATGGCTACATGGTCGCTCTTAGTTGGCAATTATAACGCATTGAAGATAAAACGATGTCAGATGAACGGCGAAAGCCCCTCAGTCGATTACAGTAAACCCGAATATATAATTTAAAATAGTATAGATATGGCAAAGAGAGCAAAGAAAACAGTATTGACGAACATTTCAGACGAGAAAATGAACGACGCGTTGGCGGCATACGCAAAAGCTGACGCCAGCATCACAAAGATTAACGCCGACCTGGATGTCAAATTCACAAAATTACGCGACGAGAAAGCCGACGAGCTGGCGAAGCTGGAGGCTGAGAAAAGCGAAGCGTTCGACCTGGTGCAAGCTTACGCACTGGAAAACAAAGAGACTCAGTTCTCGAAGAAAAAGAGCGTCGAGCTAACGCACGGTACTATCGGCTTTCGTATGGGTACGCCAAAGATTAAAACACTCAAAGGCTTTACACAAAAAGCCGTCGCTAAGCTTTTAGAAAAATTAGCGCCTGAGTATGTGCGTAAAACGGTTGAACTTGACAAAGAAAAACTTATCGCCGACCGCGATAAAGAGGGCATGGCGGCAAAAATGAAAGATTACGGCGTCGAAGTGGTGCAAGATGAAACATTTTACATTGAGCTTAAAAAAGAGACAAGCGAATGAAAATAAGGCTAAACAAAACGGTGATTTTTACCTGGTCGGGTATTCTGATAGGTAGTGCGGTGTTTTGGGTGTTGCTGGTATGGTTTTCTCTTTGGTTTTTGAATGTGGTTAATAACTATTTAAACAGTCTTTAAACAATGATTACAGAGTTTTGCAAGATACTAGGCATTAAAGAGAGCGAGGTTTTAGGGCGTAGCCGTACAAATAGTACGGCGGTTGCCCGCCACGTTTACTATTGGCTCATGTATCAAAGTGGGTATTCTTACTCGAAAATAGGACGACTAAACGGTCGCACCCATTCAACGATATTGAACTCGGTAAATGTTGTTAATGACGCTATCGAAGTTAAAGACCCGCAAATAATGGCAGTATGGGACAAAGTAAAACACTTAAGAGCAAGTAACACTACAGCCCCCGAAAATATAGAGGTGCGCAATTTTTGTTGTCCTAACTGTAACGGGTCGGGTAAAGTCGTAGTATTTGAGGACTGGCTCGGCTTAGCGCCGCCCGAACTAGATACGTGCGAAGTTTGCGAGGGTGTCGGCACTTTTGAAGCTAGAAAGATAATAGTATGTAAGAACGGAATATTAGTAATAAAAGTTTGATAAAGTAATGAAGATTAAAGTTTACATATCGGGGGCAATTAGTAGCCTACCATACGACGAGGCAAAGGAAATGTTTAACAAAAAAGAAATAGAACTACAAAGCCAAAATTTCGAGGTCGTAAACCCATTTAATAATGGTGAAGAAAAAGACGCACCCTGGGCGGCTCACATGAGAGCGGATATAAAGGCACTTTTGGACTGTGACTGTATTTATATGCTTAAGACTTGGGAAAACAGCAAAGGAGCAAGACTGGAGCACAATATCGCTTACGAACTGGGTATGGGAGTTATTTATCAAACAGAAAAGTAAAAACAATGAAAAAGAATAGAATTAAACAATTATCAAAGTCGTTTGTATTATGGGCGCTTTCTGTGCTCTATGTGCTGACTTTTCATGCTGTCGGGTTAGTCTTGTATTATTTATCAAAGATAGTGCGCGTAATAGCCTTTTATTTGACTCTAAACCCAGCAAGTGCACGGAATGAGTTAACGGGTTTTTGGCGAATGTATAGAGCTATTGACGATATGAATATAGTGTACTCGCAAAAAAAATAAAAGCCCCTAACGTCCTGGAAACGAAAAAGAGCTTTGTAAGTGGCTATTACAAAAGTAAATAAAATTTTCGGGACTTATGGCAAAAAAGAACATTAATAAACTACGTCTATATGAATTAGTGCAAGAAATGGTCGATAAATACTATGAGCCAGGAAATCAAAGCAAATCAAAGGCGCAAGCTTATCGACAGCATATAACTAAAGTTTATCCCATGAGCGAGCGCACATTTTGGCGCATTATGGGTACAGATGTTAAAAAAGAAATGAAAGAAGTTACTCACAATCAATTAGTATTAGAATTAGAATTTTAAAAATAGAGCTCCGCGAAATCGGGGCTTTATTTGATTTTAGTAAGTCCGATTAGGATTGAGAAAAAAATATTTATAGCTTTAACCAGTGAAAATAAGAATATTTATGAAAACAATATTATTGCTCCTTGTGTCTTGTTTTTCTTTGTCGATTATTGCACAAGATAATTTGGATACAAAATATAGAATGACGAGCAAGCAAAAACAGCAATTATATAAAAAAGGAGATGGTTTCATTGCTTTAATTGAGACTTATTTGGATGAAAACAACGAAGCACTGAATAGTGGAAAACATATTTCCCGACTATCTGACCCTAGTCAGTATATTGAGAAGGCTCGTGAGAAAGCTAAATTATATAATATTTGTGTGGATTGCTACCAAAAAGAATATAAAACTCAGCTAGATTTATTAGCATCGCAAGACCGAGCTAGACGAGAAAAGTATGAAAAAGAAGCTTTTCGACGCGACAGTATTTTTAAAGAAGAAACAAAAGAGCGGAACGAGAAAATATCAAAACAGTTTAATAGCAAAGAAAGACCTTATGACAGATTTATTTTTGCGATGGATATGTTGGGCGAAAAAAATGGTGTAAAACATGGCAATTTTACCATATTTACAAATATGGATGAAGAATTAGTACGGACACGGTTTAGCTTGTACCTCCAAAGCGTTGGTTTTACTTATGGTGACGAGTCGAAAAAGATTAATAAACTAGGCTTCATACAAGAATATTATGTAAGAAAAATTGCCATAGATAAAGAGATTAACGACTACATACAAGTTAAATATTATTATACAGTACGGAACGAATACCCCTCTTATTATGCTACAACATTAGATATTGACGCCCCTTGTTGGATTGTCGACAAAGTCGTTATCGACGGCACTGCTAATACTATTATAAACCTATATATTAGTTATTGGGCGCAATCAAGAAAAACAATAGGGAGCGATAAAGTTGGCGAAATAGCAACTCATATTTTTATGGGCGATAATGTCTCTTTGCAATATATTTCTCATAATAAATACAGAATAGAAATAACAAGTAAAAATATGGATTATTACAGTTCATATAAAATACTAGAAAAATATAATGAACTTTAATAGATAGGAATAATTTAAAAATAAAATAATAATGAAAAAACTATTAACCTTATTTATGTGTCTTGCCCTGGTGGGGCTTTACTCATGTAGTGACGACGAAGATAACGGCGGCGGTACTGGTGATAAACTAACTTTAACCGTAACATCGCTTTATAAAGAAGCTGGCGACAATGTAACTACTTATCCCGACAAAGGCTCAAAAGTTTATCTTTTCTTTGATGTAAACGGAACATCTAACGATTATAACTATGAGGTAGGTGGTAAGTATAAAAAAGGCGAAAGCAAAATAAATGCCGACCAATCTGCAACAACTGGCACTGACGGAAAAGTTAAAATAAATGCCGAGTTTAAAAATAAGCCTTTGACCGTTGTTGTCGAAAGTGCTAAATATCCAGGGCAATATTATGAAAAATACATAAGCGACTTTTTCGAGTCTGAATTTGTAGATGTTGCATTTAGCCCGCAATAAAACGCCGTTTAAATACTGATTAAATAAAGATAAAGCCCCGCAAAAATGCGAGGCTTTTTTTATACTGTTTGTATCGACGCTTTGATGGTAGGCTTTGCGGGTGTGGTCTTGCGAACTGGGACGCACGACTCGTCAAGAAAGCCGACCGAATAAGTTATATTACGGTTATATATCCCGTCTTGCCTTTTGGGTGGGCTCATTCGCTTGCGCGTCAATTTAGCAAAGCCGTTTTTAATAAAGTCTTGCCCGTGTAAAGCCTGGTTTACTTTTGTGCATATCGCCCAGTTCTTGTGAGCTTCTATCTTTTGACTTTTCGGCGCTCGGTTTGACGTATTACTGAGCCTCATAAAATAGAGCTTTACAGTTACCAGGACAACGCCTCGTTGCCTGAGCTCGCCCTCGTCGGTATATTCAGCGTCTTGCACCTCAATAAGTGCACACGGATATTTAACGGGCGGTTGTGCATAGTCGTCCATTTGTCCCCAGTCGTCGTCTATATATTGAAGTTCGGGAACTTGCGCCTCCAGGCGGTCTTGTATTGCTTCGATTAATCTATCCATAATAATATATTATTTGCGGTTTGAAAAAAGCCTTTTTATTGCTTCGCTTACGTTTTCGGTTGCCACTTCACGAATTATTTTATTTACTTCGGGAGCGTCGCCGATAAACTGGCGTTGCGGTATATTGACAGAGTACCCGCGTACGTTTGCCTTTTGTCCGTACGATGCCCTTTTATTGTTCTTGCTGAAACGTCCCTTTCTATCAAAGTGTAAAATCTGTTTACGGGGCGGCATATTGATTGTGCCCCCCTCATTGTGTATGGCGGTGTACGGCTTTGACGAGCTAAAGACCAGGCTTTCGGCTTTTATCTCGGACTTTATCGAATTGCGCATTGCTGAGCTACGCACCAAAAGCGAGCCGCGCGATACTGGGCGCTTGGTTGGTTTCCAGGGTGCGCCACTGAAAAAAGCCTTGCGCTCGAAATTTCGGTCGAAAGCCTCCGTTAAATCGACCTTTAAATCTTTTAAAATATTGTTTATAAAGTCGCTCATATTAAATAAATTAGTATTTTTGTAAAAATGGCTTATTGTATGAAAACTATTTTTGATTATAACCCTACGTCCGACGAGCTTAAGGCTATCGGCTTTTACTCTTTCGTTACTTCAGGAGCACTTGGCTACGCTGGAGAAATGACGAAAGAAGTTTACATGCAAAAAGTACCACAAGACAAAGCCATATTTGATACCGCCCTATTACTGGAATACCGCAACCAGGACGCCTCCGAGCTATGGGCTCAAATACCCGAAATGCACGACGAATATGTGCGCGGGTTTGACTACGAGCAAATAGAGGCTTAATCTTCGCTTTTCTTCTTGTTTTCATTTATAAACTTCTTTGTTTCACGTCCTATCGTGCCGTAGTTGCTTAACAGTTTAGGTTGGAGCGCTTCGACTGCTTTCGTTTCATCTATACCGTTATCTTTTAACAGCTTTCTGAAATCGGCAACGTGTCGCTGATAACCCAGCCCGTCGCTCAATATCTTATCTTTGTGCTGAGCCGTACCGCCTAAACGTTTCAAAAAATCGCCGTAAGTATGTCGGGCGACAAACTGGTTAACGGTTTCCATTTCTTGCCGTGTAACGTTCGTAAAGTTGGTCGGCTTTGTTTTCGTTTTAGCGTGCAATATCTCATGCCATAAAGACTCGACGCTATATTCTTGCTTAAATGTCAGTTTTTCGCCTTTCTTGATAGCTCCGAGCGCCCCTTTTAGCTCGTCAGCCGCGTTAAAGGTGTCGAGCTTGCCGTCTATCTTAATTGTAAAGGTGTGCGTCGATATAGATATTTTCGAGCCCCTCACCCATTCGTTTGTCGAGGGTTTATATGCCATGCTATGTTGCATTAAATAGCTTCGGGACTTTGCAAAGCCTACTTTGTCAAGCCCTTGTCTAAAGTCGTCGGGGCTGAGCTCGGCGTATTTGCTTAGTATATTCTTTACCTCGTTATTGGTTGGCTCGTCACCTTTGATAAAGTCTTTTAAATTTATCAGTGCGTCGCTGGCTTTACCTTGCTCGCTCAATTTCTTTACAACCTCTTTATTGTTAAAATACGGGTGTGTTTCGGGAAAGATTATTTTTTGCTTTCCAGGATTGAAGCGAAACATTGCCGACGTGTTAACGCCTCCTTTGCCTACTGTATAAGTCGCCTTTTCGCCCAGGTCGTTAGCCGTTGTGCTATCCGTTGCTGGGTAACGATTGACGCGGACCTGCACCACATTACAACGACACCTCCAGCCGTTCGGCGGAAAATATTTAGCCCAAAACGGGTCGCTTGGCGGTAACGTGATATCGTGCAATACGGCATGCTCATAGCGCACACGGCTATCGTTTGCGGTTCGGTACTGCAAATTGTAACGGTCGCCGTCCTTTTCAAAGTCAGCCCATTTACTCGCCATTTGTGCCGACTGTGTGGCGAATAGATACTCGCTTTCTAAATAGTTTTTGTTGTAATTGTTATGCACCTGGCGCACGTCCTTAAAGAACTTAGAAAAGGGCTTTATTTCGCCTTTCTCGTCTTTTAGTAAGTCGCTCAGAGCTCGGAGCTCGTCGAAAGTCTTACAACCCGAAAACACATACACATTATTGCTAAAGTGTTGCATCATTTCGTCGGGTATCTCGTAAACAATGCCTTTGCGTAGTGCGTCTTGCAAAACGTTGTTTATTTCGTTTGTCAAGCCTTGCACGTTTCGGTTATCCAGGTCGTCGGGTGTAATTTCTGTTTTTTTCTCTTTATACGCCCAGCGTACAACCTTATTAAATGCGCTTTGTAGGTTGCTTTCTTCGGTTGCCGACAATACAATAGGCTCAACGTACCCGCCGCAATCGGGGCACGTACAATTATAATAATCGTGCAACGTCAGTTTTTTAGGTGTTGCCGTGCCCGCACCTACTGAAAATTTAATTTTTTGCCCTCTTTGTTGCTGGTCGGCTCAGTCGCTTGTATCGTCTCGAAGCGGTCGCCCTCGACCTCAATCCCGAATTTTTCTTTTATCCATTCGTCCGACACTTTCTTATGAGGCATTATTTTAACCGTCATATCGAAAAGCTTGTCTAAGTCCTCGGCGGCTGAAAACTTAAATTTCGAGTTGGTTAATGGTATCCAGCCGATGCGTCCCAGTGCTGGTATAACAAGACTATTCATATAGTTTTCAATCATGCGGTTATTAGCTTGCACGCGATTGTCTGCTATATCGACGCTTACCTTTTCCTTGCTTTCGTTGCCGTTCTTGGTGTCTTGCCCGATTATCGCCCCCGAAACGAGCATGCTCATTTCGTTATTACACAAGCGTATGAGGTTATTATAAACGTCGCCGTTTGTACTGACGCCCTGGGCGAACTCGAACTCCTCGGTACTATCAATAATAAACCACGCCGCCGCCCCTATATCGCGCATCATTTTTTCGGCATTATCCAGCATATCGGGGTTGCGTGTGTCTGTTTTCATTACGCGGGGCGGTATGCCGTAAATTTCGCAAAGTTCAGACCAGCACGACTGCGCAAACTTTTTGAATAACGCGTGCGGTACGGCTTTATTTAAGATGCCTAGGTGCTCAGCGTTGAACTCCAGTAACCAGCGCCCGTACTCCTTAGCTTGGCGGTACTCGATATAATTGTCGTAGGTGTAATCATCATAAAATCGCCCAAAGTCGGGAACTACGTTTCGGCGGTCTATCAATGTGGCTTTTTGTACGCCGCTTTCGACTGACAACTCGACCAGCGAATAACCGAAATACTCACTATCTATTATTTGCCCGAATAAGTCTTGCATAAATGGGAGCTCGTTTATTATAGCCGTCATTTTCTCGTCGAGCTTTTTGTCGGGTGTCTGCATTTCAAAGCCCGCCGCGATTGTTTGCTCCCTTTGATTCATTATTTGAGAGGTAAGGTGGGCGTCGTCCATTATATCCGTGTAGATACCTTGCAAAAGGTATTGTTTCGGATTCTGAGCTGACAATGCCAGCTCACGGGCTCGTCTTAAGTCTGCAATATCGCGCACGGTTTGGCTTACAGACTTGCGCACGGTCTGAGGTGCAAACCTGGGTTTGTGGCTTGCTATGCTTTGAGTGTTGCCGAGTTTGGCGCTCAGTGTTGCTATTTGTCGGTTTAGAAACTGCTTAATCATAAGACTTTATTTTATTCGTGGTTAAACTTGGGGCGACTGCCATATCTAAAAAGTTTCTTTGCTGACGATCCAGTCTCGCCCTCGTCAGTTTTTATTGTTGGTAAGTTTGGCGTTATTGTCGGCGTGCCTTTGTGATTACCTACGCCCGCAACCTTTTCGAGCCAGTCGATAGCTCGGTCGTAACGTTCTTTAACGTGTTCGTGTATTATATCTACATTCGACAACCGACAAACACGATAGAGCGCTATATCCTTGCATAGCTCCAGGATAAGTGCGTCACGGTCGCCGCCCTGGGCGCTGAATATCTTATCGACGTCGTATTGCGGTCGTCCGTCTTGCCATTGCTTTTGGTTGCTGGGGTTTAGGTAACTTTTCATTTCGGAGACGGCGGACTCTATCGCCATAACCGCGATAGTGTTGTCGTTCTCTATTATTGTTTCAAGCTGGTAACTGTACATTACCGACCTTAATTCGTCAATCTCTAAAAACATGCTTATAACTGTTTAAATAGTGTTTAATACTGATTAATAGCGTCGCGAGCTTCGCCGTTGTGTTCTGTATGTGCCCTGGCGTTTTGCCAAATTTTCGTCTAGTATCTTATAGCCTCCCTCTATACAGTCGGGGGCGTCCATCGCTCCTTTGTAGGTAGGCGAAACAACGCCGAACTGTTCGACCACTGTTTGCATGTGCTGGTTATCCTTTTCGCGTTCGTTGAATATCAGCAAGCCCAGGCGGTTAGCTGGCTCTAATGTGCCCTCAATACGTGTAAATTTGTCGGGTTTCTTGCGGGCGTCGGGGCGTATGGGTACGATGTAACCCTTTGAGCGTCCTATCTCTTTGAATAACGGGATAAATACGTCTTGATAAAATGGGTCTTGTAGGCTGTTATTCTCAATGTAGTAATACACATTATAGCCCTTTGTTAGTTCGTAAATATCATAAAACCAGTTAACAAACTTTGCATTTGTCGTTTGCTCGCAAAGTGCTTTAATAACGTAGGTTACGCCCTCTTTGTCGCGTCCCATTAATGCGACGACCTTATAAGAATTATTTTTAACCTCACGGCTCGACGGGCTGGGGTCGGCATAAACGATAAGTTGCTCCAGTTCTCGGAGCGGTGGTACTTTGCCCCAGTTCAATTTTTTAAAGACGCGCCCCTCGGTTTGTGGGTTGTTAAAATACTCCGTTTGAGCCGCCGCGTAAGATATTGTACTGAGCACGCGGTCGATATCTTCTTCGCTGTTTTTTGCCTCCCATGAGCTTTTGCCGTTTGTGCGTATGTTGACAATATCCACAAAGTCGGCTTTTTTCATAAGCTCGGTTACACAGCAATACTCGGCTATAATATTACCACACACCAGCACCAGCAAAGGAATATTAACCGCCCGCGTAGGTATGAGCGCCCCGAATATCCAATCGACCCGCTTCTTTATTATTTCGGGGTTTCGGCAATCCTGGTCGGTGTCTATATCGTCAATCAGAATAACGTCTGGTCGTGCCGCATCGTTACGAGTACCGCGCGGGCTTTGGTCTGCTCCGACCGCCCGAAAAGAAATGCCTTTGCGCGTTTTAAACTCGGTATCTTTCCATTTAAAAGACTTTTGCAAGCCGTAGTCGTTTATTATACGCTGGTTACTATCCAGGTTAGCACGGTAAGGCTCTAAAAGACGTTTAGCGTTATCCTCAGAGTTCGACACCATGATAACGTTCTTTTTCTTGCCCGTAAGTGTTAATTTTAGCACGTTTTTCATCGCTTGCGTTGACTTGGCAAGCTCACGCGCCCAGGCGTCCACTTCAAACCACTCACCACGCAAACAACGCTCGCGCGCTTCGCCTTTTACCTCGTTTCCTGGCTTGCCTTGTATTCGCTTTGTTGAGCGTTTATGGAACGGTGCGGGCTCGTACTGGTTATACATAGGCAAATAGTAAGCAAACCACGCCTCGTCGTCAGCCTCCAGCATCTTAATACGCGCTTGTTTTTGTGCGTATGTTTCGGTAATATCTACAACCGTCGAACGTTTGAGAGCTTCGCGGTACGCCTCCCATTCGTTAAAAGCTTGTTTGTCTGCTACCTTTGCCATTACAATTTAGTTTTTATGTAGCCGTCGAAAAGCTCGCTTAACTCCTTAGCTTTTTCGGGGTCGAAGCCTCGCACCCATTCGAGCACGCCGATTGAGACGTCCACTATTTCACGCACGCCCGTTTCACTTTCCAGCTTTTGGGCGGCGCTCGACAACTTAAGTAATGTATCAGCCTCTTTACTGTTTGCGAAGCGTTGCCCTGGGTCACGCATAGATATAGCCTCGTTAATCTCGTTTATCTGAGCATAATATCGGGCGAGCTGTTTTTCCTTTGTTATTGTCAAGCTGGCGAGCTCTAAGTCCCATTTCTCAGTATTAACCCATCGGCTAATCGTTTGTACCGTAACGCCGACCAGCTCGGCAATTTCTTTTTGCTGATATTGCCCCGTCAGAAAGAGCGCTTTTGCGTTCTTTTTTTTTGTGTCTGTTTTTGGTGTTTTAGCCATCTAAAAAGCATTAATATTTAACGCAAAATTGAGGCTTATATAATTGAATATAAAAAAGATATGCCATTCTGACGGATGTTTTTTGTAGCCTCTTTTTTGGTCGGTTACTTTGCTCTATAATTCAACAAAAAGCAATGGACGAAAAAGTAAAAGGAGCAACCCAGGACGAGAAAGATTTTACCCTTTCGGATGGTAGCCGAATAAATACAAAAGGCTTTCGCGTCGACCTGGCTGGCGGGCGTTATGAGCGTTTCGACAATAACCCCGTAATGCTATACGACCACGATACAAAACAAGTTATCGGGCGATGGGAAAATCGCCGCCTGGAAAACGTGCAAATGAAAGCGAAGCCCGTGTTCGATATGGGCGACCCCGCCGCCGCAGAAATAGCCCGCAAGGTCAAAGAGGGCTTTTTAAAAGGTGCATCTATCGGTCTTATTCCTTACAAAATGGAGCAAATTGGCGACGACTATGTGCTTACCGACTGGGAGCTTATCGAAGCCAGTGTGACGCCCATACCCTCCGACCCTGGAGCGGTACGCCTATATAACGAAAAACGCGAAGAGATAAGCTTCGAGCAATTCAAACTAAGTTTTAATAATTCCAATAACAACAAAAACAGTAAACAAATGGACGAAAAAGACACTATCGTATTGACGGCGGCAACCCGTCAGAGTCTTGGTTTGTCAGTTAATCCGACAGCAAAGGAAATTGAACTCGCCGTTGCTGAAAAGGACACAGAAATCGACAAGCTAGAAAAAGAAAATAAGAAGCTAAAAGAGGCGGAAATCGACACGTATTTGTCGCAGGCTGTAAAAGACGGCAAACTGACGCAAGACGAGGTCGCAGACCAACGCGAACTGGCGCTCTTAAACTTTGACAAGGTTAAGGCTTTGATTGACAAAAAGCCCGCCCAGGCTGGCACTTCGTTAAACGACCTAACCAAAAGAACAAATTTAACAACTGGCGATCGTGCTGGCTGGGACTATTTGAAATGGTCGCAAGACGACCCGCGCGGACTTGAAAAGCTGAGAGCTGACAATCCGAAAGAATACGAGAGATTATTAACCGAGTTCCAAAACAAACAGTAAACAAACATTTTCAATTATGGCATACGCAGTACATTTATTTTTAGCTGTATTTCTTGACCTCTTTTATCCCGACGACTCGTGGTTAAATGAGTTGACAGATTACGACCACATGGTTAAATATGACACTATTAACCTGGCAGAAATCGGAGCTGACCCCGAAGTATTGGAAAACAACACCGTTTATCCGCTTGTACCCGTACAAAGAGAGGACAATAAGATAACCGCGACACTTTCCACATTCGACACCAAACCGACCCACATAACCAATGTAGAGGACTTGAACGTCGATTATAAAAAGACTAAGTCCGTGATGGGGCAACACGTCAATGCGTTACGCTCTAAGTGTTCTAAGTCGGGCGCTTTCAGTTTATCACCTCAAAAGCATACAATAGAGACACCCGTATTAAAAACAACGGGCGCTCCAAATGCGCAAGGCTATAAGGCTTTAACTTATGAAGATATAACAAACCTATCGCTTGCATTTGACGACGCAAATATCCCCGAAGATGGGCGCGTTATCGTGCTTTGTCCTCAGCATAAAAAAGACTTGAAAAATGAGAACATGAAGCTTTACAAAGCTATGATGAGCGACAAAGAAATCGACGGCTTTAAAATCTACTCACATACGGCAAACCCTACTTACGACGCAGCAACGGGCGAAAAGAAACCTTACGGTGCGGCTGACGGCAACCCTAGCTCATTCGCTTTTTATAAGCCTAGAACATTGCGAGCTCGCGGGTCTGTTATAGCGGAAGCCGAAAGACACTTTGCTACTTATCGCGGTAACCTGGTAGGCGCACAAGTTCGTTTCGTGGCTATGCCTTTGACTAAGAACGCATGCGGCGCTATTTATAGCGACAACAAAGAGTAAGAAATAAAACAATAAGATACTAGCCGATAGGTAAAACGGTCGGCTAGTAGCTTCTAAAACAAGTTATCAAAATGGCAAACAAACCAAATAAAAAAACAAGTGATGCTCCAGTGGATAAACAAGTTAATGACGTGGTGGCAACCGACGAAAAGAAAGCCGAACAAAAACAAGTCGAGGCGGTACAGACAGCAACCAAAGCTGACGAAATCAATAACAATAACGACCAGCAAGGGGCAATGGCTGAGAGCCTGGGTGCTGAAACAAAAGGCGAAGCAACTGAAACGCCAAGGGGTGAACTTGACAATCAAATAGTCGGTCGCTTTGTAAACGTGGAGGGTGTAATCTTTTTTGAAGTGCCTATGGATATGTTAAGACGCGACGCCCTGGAGCAACTTATCGCCGATTGTGAGCTGGATATAAACCCCGACGGGCTGAATGACGACGAGTTGCGCGAAGCTATTAACGAGCTTATCCAAAACGAAAAAGCCGAGTACGAAACAAGCCAGGCTGAGTACAGAGCCAGGCTGACAGAAAGCGACAAAAACAAGATTGACGAGGTAGCTCACAAGCTATTCGCCAAACGAAACTTTAAGGAGCTTTATTTCACGGCTGATTGTACACCTTTTACGGCTGAGAACGACGCGAAGCAACACGCGATAAAGCTTGAAAACAAAGCGGTTATTAAAAGAACAAAAAGCGATTTATAAAAATGGGACTACCTAATGTTAAAATAGATTACGGCAACGGGGCGCTGGGGCAAGCTATCGCCAGCGCTGACGGTCTGCTTTGTCTTATCGTAGTGGGTGCGGTTGCCGTTGCCGATAAATTCGACCTGGCTAAAACTTACCCATTGCGTAAAGCTGGCGACCTGGAGAGCCTGGGTATTGATTCGGAAAATAACCCCGAAATATACCAGCTTGTAAAGCACTTTTACACTGAAGCAAAAGAGGGTACTAAAACTTATATCGTCGGTTATCCCGATACGCTGAAAATGTCGGATGTATTGGATTACGACAACCCCTACGCCCGCAATGTTATTGAGTCGCTAAACGGTGAAGTGCGCGGGCTATTCATTACCGCAAAAGCTGGCGAAAACCCGACAATCACTAAAGGACTGGACGACGACCTGGAAGCGGCAAAGCTTAACGCTGAAACGTTGGGCGACTGGGCGACTGAGACGCGATTTGCTCCTATTTTCGTGATTATCGACGGGCTCAATTATAACGGCGACCCCGAAGCGCTCGAAGATATGCGCAAGCAAAATTATAACCGTGTGGGTGTTGTTATCGGAGCTGGAGCTCCAGGCTCGGCAAACCAGGCTATCGGCTTAATTGCTGGGCGAGTGGCGATATCGCCAGTACAACGAAATATCGGGCGAGTGGCTGATGGTGCGCTTAACGTGCTGGCTATGTATGCGGGTGATAAGGCGGTCGAAGTTGCAGACGTTGAAACCTTACACGATAAGGGTTATATCACTTTTCGCACGTTAGTCGGTCGGTCGGGTTACTTCATTTCTGACGACCCCCTGGCAACGCAAGCGACTGACGACTATAACCAGTTGACACGCCGCCGCGTGATTGATAAAGCCTATCGTATTGCTTATGCGGTACTGATAGAAAAACTACTCGATGAAATACCCGTAAATGCTGACGGCACAATGATAGAGACAACCGCCCGTTCGTTCGAGCTGGCAGTCGAAAACGCTATCGTTACCAATATGACGGCAAACGGCGAACTTTCTACCAATCCGAAAGATACGACCGACCGAGGCGTAAAATGTACAATAGACCGCACCGTAAACGTGCTGGCTACAAACAAGGTGAGCGCTGAGCTTCGCATCCGTCCGCACGGCTATTCTAAGTATATAACCGTATTACTCGGTTTTGAAGTAACACAACAAAGTTAAAAGTATGGCATTAAGTGATTTATTTCTAATCAACGGACGCGAGTACGAATGGGCTGATATTAGCCTTAACGTCGGCGGTATTGATATAAAAGGCTTTCGCAATGTAAACTACAAAGAGAGCCAGGAAAAAGAGCCCCTACACGCCAAAGGAAACAAACCGCGAAGTATTCAGCGAGGTAACAAGACTTACTCAGGCTCGCTCACTTTCACGCAAAGCGAAATTATAGCGCTTAAGACGGCGGCGGGCTCTTTGTCCCTACTGGATATTAAAGTCGATATAATCGTGGCATATACGCCCGAAAATTCGGCAAAGATACGCGTCGTTACAATCCTGGGCGCTGAGTTCACGGATATTGAAGAAAAGATGGCGCAAGGCGATAAGTTCATGGAAATAGAGCTCCCATTTGTGGCGCTGGATATTATCGCGGCTTAATCAGTATTAAACAGCATTTAAACAGTTTTTAAAATGGCAAAAGAGAATATAACAAACCCGACGCCCGAACAAATAGAGGGCTGGAAAGAAAAGTATAAAACCGTGCATAAACTCACTATTGAGGACAAAACGGCTTACCTGAGAAAACCCGACCGCCGCACGCTTTCGCTGGCAATGACAAAAATATCGAAAGGCGATATTATGGGCGGCTCAGAAGCAATACTGGAAAATTGCTGGCTCGGCGGTGATACTGAGATAAAAACCGACGACGACCTATTTATGGCGGCGGTGGGTAAAGTAGGCGACTTAATCCAGGTTAAAGAAGCCGAGCTGGAAAAGCTTTAAGGTTAGCGGAGGTCGACGAAAAGCGCGAAGATATCCGCATACTGGACGGACAACTACGCTACTACATGTGCATTGACCCCGACACGCTAACCGATGACGAATGGGCAATGCACATTAAAACACTGGAATATATAAGAAAACAAGAAGCTGGTAAAAATGAGTAATTTATTTACATACGTTATTGAGTTGCGCGACAGAGTATCGGGTACGCTTCGCCGTGTTGGTGGCGGGCTTGTCGATGCGTCAAACCGTGTGCAAAACCTACGCAACCAGGTACGGCAATTAGACCGCACACCCTTAAATAACTTAAGGAACTCATTTACTAACCTCTTTAAAAATATCCCTTTTGCTCAGTATATATTCAACCCGCTCACTATTGCTGGGGTCGTAGGAGGTCGAGCCCTTAAGCTGGGTATCGACGAAGAAATGCGGGGGGCGTCGTTTGAGGTCTTGTTTGGAGGCGAAGAAAACGCCCGCCGTATGATTGATAATATAGACGCCTACGCCAAAAAGACGACTTACGGAAAAGCTGGCTTAAGCGCGGCAGTGCAAACAATGGCGGGCTTTGGTGTAGCCCAGGAACGAATAATGCCAAACCTTAAGGCTATCGGCGAAATAGCAATGGGCGACAGAAACAAACTGGACTCTTTGTCGCTCGCCTTTTCGCAAATGTCGGCAACGGGGCAACTGATGGGGCAAGACCTTAACCAAATGATAAACGCGGGCTTTAACCCGCTTTTACAAATGTCGAAAGACACGGGTAAAAGTGTCGGCGTGCTGAAAGACGAAATGGGCAAGGGTAAAATATCGGCGGATATGGTCGCCCAGGCTTTCCAAAATGCAACTAAAGAGGGAGGGCAGTTTTACGGCATGTCTGAGCGAATGGGTAAAGAGGTCGGAGGCTTGGCAAATCTTGGCTTTTCTCTAATCAATGACAAGCTGGTACAGTTTTATAACTGGATGCAACCTTACATATTGCCAGTTATGCAAAACTTTATTTTGCTCTTATCCGATTCGGGCGCTTTCATTGATAAGGTAGTCGGTAAGCTGGAGCGATGGTATAATCAAAATAAGATTTTAGGCTCAATAATCATTTTTATAACGACAGCCATAGCGGCTTATAACGTTGTTATCGGACTTGTAACGGTGGCGACGAAAGCCTGGGCGGTGGCGCAAGGTATATTAAACGTTATTATGTCGCTTAACCCCGTCGGGCTGATTATTGCGGGCGTTGTGGCGCTCATTGCTTTAATTGCTTTTCTGATTGTCAAAATTGACGGCTGGGGCGAAACCTGGGACAATGTGCTGAAAATGTGCAAACTTGGGTTTGAGCTCTTTAAAACCGCCGTAACCCTTATATGGCTTAAAGTACAAGACGCTTTCTTAACTGGCTTTGAAGTCATAGAGAAAGGCTGGTATAAGGTGCAATCGCTATGGAATAAGGACGCCGCAAACGCTGGACTCGCAAAACTGGAGGCTGAACGCAACGCCAGGGCTAAAGAGATAGCCGACACGCAAGGCAAACTTGGCGACCTGGCTAAGCAAATGTCAGAAATGGAGGTCTTTAAACTTCGTGTAAATGAAACCTCTTTTAGTGATGTAGCTAATAGCTTAAAATCAAAGCTCGGTATTTCGTCGGCTGGTATTCCTGGCATGGCTGGCGATGGTGACAGCACGGGCGGTGGCGGCGGAACTGGAGGCACGGGCGGAACTGGGGGCGGTAGCGCTTCGGGTGCGGCGGCTAACAGTATCGCGACGGGTGGCTCTAAAACGACACATATAACGCTGACTATCGGCGAAATGGGTAATAACATGACTATAAACGCTAATAATGTGCGTGAGGGTGCGCAGAAAATCAGAGAAATAATACAAGATGAAATCGTGCGCGGGTTATTAATGACGCAAGCAAATCTCTAAAACATGGCTATACAACCTTTAAACCCTTTATTCAGACGTAGCGACGTTATACTTCGCGAAGTTAAGGAGCTGGTCGAAAGCGGGCAAACGGTGGCTATGGTAATGCCTTTTACTTTCTATTTGCCCGACGACTCGGAGTGGCTATTGCCTTATGAGCCTTTAATTTCGGTGCAAGGCGAAAACGTGATTGTAAAGCGTAACGTCGCAAAGTCCGAGGGGCGAGGCTCTATTAAGGAGCGATGGGCTGAGGGTGATATAAAAATAATGATTGAGGGCACATTTGTAAACGCCGACCTCACCAAATACCCAGCGACCGAAGTACAAAAGCTCAGACAAGTAATAACGCAACGGCGGGCAATAAAGATAAAAAACGAATTACTCAGCTTGCTAAATGTAAACTATTTAGTTATCGAAAGTTATTCGCTCCCATTCAGCAAGGGCGAAAACGTGCAAAATTATAGCCTTACGGCGCTGAGCGACGACAGTTATAACCTTTTTATAGAAGTTAAGTAAAATGTTTGATATGAATTACTACATACAAATAGGCTCTTACAAGCTGGGCTTGCTCCAGTCGGTCGAGATTGAAAAGTCCGTCGACCTACTGACGCAAACGGCTGTTATTGTCTTGCCTGGTGTGGTATATAATCAATCGTTGGACCACGAAAAATATATAAAGGCGGGCGATAGCGTCTTGGTTAAATTGGGGTACGACGGCGAGCTGGTGACTGAGTTCGAGGGCTACGTCCAGCGTATCGACACCGACGACGACAGCCTTACAATAAATTGCGAAGATAGCATGTATTTAACCCGCAAAGAGATAAGCCCGAAAGTGTTTACCAAATGCAAGGTTAAGGACGTCGCCTCTTATTGCGCTCAGGCGTTAAGCTTTGAGCTGGATTGTACGATAGACTCGGAAAGTCATTATTTCGATAAGTTCACCATAAGCCCGAATGATACTGTTTATAATGCTCTCAGCAAGCTAAAGGACGCCACAAAAGGACAAATCTATATAACAGATAACAATAAGCTGAATATACACCCGCCCTATACTCAGAAAGGCGGCGACGTGGTCTATGACTTTGCCGTGAATATTGAAGAATCAGACCTCAAGTATCGAAATGAAAGCGACCGTTTGCTTTTGGTCGTGGCTAACGGTGTGGGTATAGACGGCAAGAAAATAAAGGCAACGGCTGGCAAAGCTGGCGGCGATGTTGATACAATCGAGGTTAAGTTCCCAGTATCAAAAGAAGCTTTGCAGAAAATGGCGGATAACCAGCTCAAATATAAGTCATACACGGGCTATGAGGGCAATGTAAAAACCTGGCTAATTCCATTTGTCGAGCCTACCTGGAGCGCGAAGATTATCGACAAAGATTATGAGTATAAAGAGGGTACATATTACGTTACTGGCGTAAAAACAACGTTCGACGAGTCGGGCGGTGTGCGTGCCGTCGATTTAGGAAAACGACTTGTAATAAGTGATAAAACAGCAAGCTAATGAATAAACGGGCACAAATAGCGCAATTACTGGGCGATATAGTCGGAAAAAATCGCGGCGGGCTGGTCTTTTTCTCGGCTCAGGTCGTAAGCGTCCAGGGCGACACTTGCACGGTGAAAATTGACGGTCTGGAGTTACCCGACGTTAGGCTTACGCCGACGACGACCCAGCGTGACGAAACGCTTTTGCTTACGCCAGCGGTAGACAGTTTTGTACTGGTGGGCTCGCTTTCGGGCGACCTCAATAATTTATGCGTGTTAGCTTCGGATACACTCGCCAGCGTCGAGCTTACAATCGGCGATATGGGCGTATTGATAGATAAAGATGGCGTTGTCCTCAATGGCGGCAAGCTGGGCGGTCTGGTGAAGCTGGACGACGTGACAAAGAAAATTAACGCGCTGGAAAATCAGATAAACCAGTTGAAAAATATACTGAAAGCCTGGATGCCCACACCAAACGACGGCGGGGCGGCTCTTAAAGGTGCTATAAGTACCTGGGCTGGGCAACCGATTATACTGACTAAAACGGGCGACCTGGAAAATAAAAAAGTAAAGCAATGAGAGGAACGGGTATAACAGTAAACGAAGAAACGGGCGACCTAAATATCAAAGTAACCCGCGACAGCCTGGGGCTGATAACTGGCGGGCTGGTTATCGGTGATGTTCAGATGCAAAACCAGGCAATTATAATTTATATGCACCCTGGCGAAATGAAAGAAAAGCCGACGGTCGGCGTGGGTGTCAGTTCGATGCTTTTATCCAGCGACGCACTACTGTATAAGCATAAAATAAGGGAGCAACTAGAGGCGGACGGCTTTCGAGTTAATCACCTGGAGATAACTAACGGGCAAAGTGACAAATTAAATATAGAAGTCAATGCGCAATATTGAGAGTACCCAAGGACAATGGCTGGGCGACGTGGCGGTAAAGCACGCGGGCGGGATTGAGGCTCTTTTTGAGCTGGCAGTCCTTAACAATGTGTCGCCGACCGAAAACTTAAAGCCAGGGACGCAAATAACGCCCGTAGCAATAGAAAACAAACGCATCGTAAACTATTACGAGCGCAACGATATAAACCCCGCCAGCTCCGACACTGGAACGACTCGCGTAAGGCGTCGGGGTATCGGAAACATGACAATAGGTATAGACTTTATAGTGGGTTAAAAGAATGGAAACGGCAAAAAAAATACTTGAATATATAGGCTCAAAGCTTTTGCAGTATATCACCAGTATAGCTGGAGGGCTACTGGTCGCGATTGACTCGGCAACCCCTTTTTTTATCCCGTGTCTCATTGCTACGGTTTTAGATATTTGGTCGGCTTATAGCCTGGCGCGTCGGGTACATAAAAAACACCCCGACAGAGCGGACGGCAAGTTTAAAAGCGAGTATAAGTACCGCGTCATGTACACTATGATAATAGCGTTTACGGCTATTATACTGGGTAACTATGTAGATGTATATATCATCAAAGACTCGGATATGGGCGTGCGTGTTGTTGTTGGCTTTTTCCTTTTTTATCAGCTTTGGTCTATCCTGGAAAACTGGAGCTCAGAGAATGATAATAAACTCGCTCACGCTTTGCAACGTGTTATGGTCAATAAAGCCGAGCGTCATTTAAACGTACCGCTTAGCGATATTTTATTAAACGAAAAACCGAGTATTAACGAAGAAATGGAGGGCAATAATGAGAAAGATAACTAAAATAATATTGCATTGCTCAGCTACAAAAGAGGGGCAAAAATTCACAGTTAAAGATATTGACGCCTGGCACAAACAAAGGGGCTTTAAGGGTGTGGGTTATCACTATGTAATACTATTAGACGGTACGGTCGAGCTTGGTCGCCCAGAGTCAGAAATCGGCGCTCACACACTCGGACAAAATGCAAACTCTATCGGTATTTGCTATATCGGCGGGCTGGATGCAAGCGAAAAGCCTAAAGATACCCGCACCGACGCACAAAGAGAGGCGCTTATCAAGCTGGTTAAGGAGCTCAAAGCGAAATATCCAGGGGCGACCGTTCACGGGCATAATGAGTTCGCAAATAAGGCGTGCCCGTCATTCAATGTAAAAAACGAACTAAAAACGTTTGACTAATGAAACGAGCTATTTATATACTGTTATTGCTTTCGGTTATCCTGGTGGGTTGCCGAGCTCCTAAAGATATGACAAGCGACACAAAGCAAAAAGAGCAAAGAAATATAGAGAATAATATCTCTTTGATTGACAGCTCAACGCTCGACCAGGTAGTCAGCCAGGCATTGCAAAAAGCAATCAACGAAAAGCTAAAAATAAAGCTTAACCACGTAGAATATGACACCGATAAACCAATCGACCCCGAAACGGGCGAGCGTCCCAAAAAGAGCGAAACCAATATAGACCTGGAGCAAGAAACTAACGAGCTGGAGACAGACTCGACAACGATACAAACGAATGAGACGGGACGATCTGAACTGACAGACCAAAGCAAAGATAAATCGAAGTTTGAGGGCTCGGAAAAGACAAAAGAGAAAAAAGGCTTTACGTTTTTACAAGTTTTGGGGCTTAGCGTTGCCGCTTCTTTATTCATCGGTTTTGTAATACTCATTATTCGCAAGCTTGCACCTATAATACGCAAATTTATATGACAATAGCAGAGATAAAAAAGCAAATAACTGACGCGTTTATGGCTAACGAAACCATAAAAGAGCGTTACGACCTCCAGCCGGGCAAAAGCTTTGAGGAGCAATTCTCGACCGTATCGCTGGAAAATATATTTTTCTTTTGTGTGGCGACGGCTATATCGCTGGTATATAAAGTTTTCGACCAGTTTAAAATTGATATACTGAGCATATTGAAAAATAATAAAGCCCATACGCCGAACTGGTACGCCACGCGTGCAAAAGAGTTTCAATTCGGGCACGAACTGATAAGCGAAAGCGACCAATACGATAACTCGGCACTGACGACCGAACAAATAGAGGCGGCGCGTGTCGTCAAATTTGCGGCGGCTATCGAGGCGAGCGACCAAAGTATCTTATATCTGAAAGTAGCAACCGATAACGGTGGCATAAAACAACCGATAAAAAGTGCGGAGCTCGTCGCTCTTACGGCTTATATGGGACGTGTAAAAGATGCGGGTGTGCGCATATCCATTATTAACTCACCAGCCGACGACTTACGCCTGGAAATGGATATTTATTATAACCCTTTGATTTTAGACAGTGAGGGCAAACGTTTAGACGGGTCGGGCGATACACCAGTGCAAGACGCAATCCGTAATTATATAAGCAATTTAGCATTTAACGGCTTTTATTACAATCAGTCTTTAGTCGATAAGTTGCAAGTCGTTGACGGCGTAGAAATCGCCGAGCTTATCCAGGCGTCGAGCCGTTACGGTACACTGGTAAATTTTAGACCTATCAATGCGCGGAGTATTCCTTATGCGGGCTATTATCAGATAGCCGACAAAGATTTGATATTAAACTTTATACCAAATGAATAAGAACTATTATAACATAAGCTTTTCGCGCCTGGTCGTTTACCTTTTGCCGTCGTTACTCAGACAAAAGGCAATAGTTGCCTTTGCCGATGCGATGGTGCGCCCGCTTACTGTTATACTTAGACAATTCGACGCATACACCAGAGCGATAGACACCAGCGTAAATTCGCAAGTCTGTTATATGGAGGCAATGATAAATAACGCCTACGACTACTACGACCGTCGCATCTTTATACGCGACGCGCCTATCAATTACGACGACTTTTTCCTTTTCGACGAGGTAACAGATAAAGCCATATTAATAAACGACGACGGTATGCTCAGCTTGTGGGTTGATGATGGAAAAATAGGCGCAACCGTTGCCGACTTTGATATAGTACTCCCAAAAGGGTTTAGCCTATCAGATAACGAAATTAAATCGCTCGGTCAATTACTCAATAATCACAAATTAGCATCAAAAAAATATCGTATAGTATATGAATAAGATAAATTTTTATAGTGGCGATAAGTTCCCACAATACCGCCAGGCTTTGGCAAAAATGCAAGATATGACGCTTTTGGTTGCTAAGCTCGCGGGCTTGGGAGGTAAAAACTATATTCTTTCGGGTTGCGAGCTCGGCGATAAAGATACAGTAAGCGACGGCGTGATAGTGATAAACGGCGAAATAATACCCTTTGAGGGCTCGGCTAAAAAGGATAAGATAGCCATTGTAGAAACCCGACAAGATGTTACGGCTCACAATGTGGTTTATCCCGAAACTTATATAAACCGTATTGCGAAGTTTTCGGACGCTGGCGAGTATAGCTGGAGCGAGTTTGAGCAAATAAAATCAAATACAGAACTCTATAAAATCATTAAAGATATAGCTGGCGATGCTCCAGGAACTATAAAAGAATGGGCTGGCTCACCTGGTAAAGTTCCGACTGATTATATGTTATGCGATGGGCGCGATTTACCAATAAGCGAATATAGAGAGCTTTACGAAACTATCGGCGTTACTTTTGGCGGTGACGGTTTGAATACTTTTAAACTACCAAATACTGGCGGTTTATTTTCAGTCGGTTATAGTGGAACTGATGATTATGCGCAAATTGGTAATACTGGAGGCGAAGAAAAACATAAACTAACAATCGGCGAAATGCCTCGACACAATCCAGCAAATAATAACATATTCAATAAGCTATCAGCTCGCGCGGCTGATGTTAGCGAACTGGGTACACCTGGAAGTGTAGACCAAGAAACCCCCGACAAAGAATATAATGTGGGTAATATGACAAATCAGCGCTGGGACGACGCTACTATCAAAGATATAGGTAATGACGAGCCCCACGAAAACAGACCCCCTTTTATTGTTTTTGCAAAAATTATCAAAGTGAGATAAACCAGTATTTAAACACTGATTAAATAGTATTAAAATGGCAATTAAAGATATAAACGAACTTAAGGGCAAGTTTGCCGACGACAAAGAGCCGAACGGCGCGGACTTTGGAGACTTTATGGACTCTTTCTATCATAGGTCTAGCCGCATACAGAAAAATAATATTTTGGGGCTCAATGACGACCTTTTGAAACTGGACAATGAAAAAGCCGAAAAAGTAGCTTTAAACCAAACAAATGCAAAAGTAACTCAATTAGAAGAAACAAAAGCCTCTAAAGAGGATTTGGCAAGTGTTGTTGCTGGTTTTAACCCGATGGGTGACGCTCTTAATATTGCAGACCTAGAAACAAAGCCCAAACGAGATAAAGACTCTTATTTTGTCCTCGACCAAAAAAATGAGAATGGCGACCCTTATATTTTCAAGTATGATATAGGGCTAGATAAATGGATAAATACAAAACAAGTTGTCTATTTGGACGGTGTGCGTAAAAAAGACTTGTTACAAAAGCAAACCGCCGACAATCCTTTTATATCGACAATACAAGGAAGTGCGGCAATGCCCGTTGAGCAATGGCGTAACTTTATTTTGGGCTTAGAGCTTAATATAGAGTATAACCCGAATTTGTTTTACAGCCCCGCTATTGTTGTTAAAACAAGCAACTACATTGCTGTTAATATTTATTCCTCTGAGAATAGATGGACAAACCAAAACGCTAAAACAGTAGCAACTTTTCAAGTTGCGGGAGCGGGTGTTGTTGGTATTACTAACGATTACGGCTCTATTGTTATTAATACAAACTTTGCGCCCGCATCATCGTTAGAGTCGCAATGGGCTGCTTATGCGGGGTTGTCCTCAAAAGTATTTAATGCCGATAATAGCGAAAACATTAGATTGTTTAAGGCTCAAAATCAGCTATCAGAAACAAATAAACAGCTTGCAACAAAAAGCCCTATATCTGATAGAGAATATAACCCGTTTGATAAATCAATTCGGGACAGTACAAGTATGACAGTCGAACAATGGCGTAAGTTTATTTTGGGCTTAGAGCTTAATATAGTTTATAACCCGAATTTATTTTACAGTTTTACGATTGTTAATGTTAGCGACTCTAGTCTGAATATTCATATATGGAGTTCTAAGAATAGATGGACTAGCGACGAGGCTGTAAGTGTAGCATCTTTTAACGTTCCTAAAAATGGGGTGCAATATGTCGAGAATGTTTACGGTATAATTTGTGTCGATACAAACTTTGCGCCCGCCGCAAATGTACAGTCGCAATGGTTTGTTTATAGCGGTCTTTCGGCTAGTGTATTCAATAAAGACAACAACGAGAATATCCGACTCTATAAGAGGACAAAAGAAATAACAAGTAATGTTTATGATGCTTTTTTGCCGCCTAAAATGTACGCAGTAGTAGGCAAAGAGTTTAATCTGTATTATGACACTTTTATACTTTGTCCTGAATATGGCAATGGGCAACCGCCGTTTATGTTCGATACTGAGTGCGCAAAAGGCGCAATGGATAAACGCTCTTTTCGATTTACACCGACAACCGCCGATGTTGGCGAGTTTGATTTTTCGCTCAGAATGTTAGACAAAAGCGGTAATGTTGTTAAAACGCTAACAAGTAAACTTGTTGTCGTTGATGCCGTTTGCCCCGATGTTGAAAAAACTATTATTTGTATTGGTGATAGCACAAGCGACGACACGGCAGACGTAACGAAACAACTTCAATTAAACCTAGCAGAATGTAGCGGGGTTACACCTCTATTTTTAGGCTCACATCACCCCTCGCCGTACAAAAACGAAGCAAGAACGGGTAAAACGTATAGCTTCTTTGCAAATGGTGATACAGCTTACAGATTTAATTTTGAGGGTGTAGACCCGAACTTAGATACAAGCAATATTTACAAATTTAGAGGCTATTATTTTGATAATGTGAATAACGCTATCATGTTGATACACCGATGGAAAATTAACGTAGACGGCACGGGTTATGCTATCGGCTACCATTGGAACGCATTTACACCGCCGACAACGTTTCCCGCAATATTAAAGCCTACAAGTAGTAGTAACCCGACTTTGACCGTTACATCGGTTGATAAAATAAACTATTCGGTATTAAAGGATAACGAGGGCGTAGGCGTTTTGAATTTCGGATATTATCGCACTGAAGTTTTAGGGCTTACAAGTGATGAAAAAATAGATGTTTTGACAATGGATTGCGGAATTAATGACCTTTCGGGAGTATTGTTTACAAGCTCGCAAATAAATACAGTTGTTAATAATGCAAAGAAAATCATTGACGCTTTTATTGCTGACAATCCAAACGGAAAAGTAGTTTTTTGCTTGCCTAAATCCCGAAATAGTGATTTGAGGTCTACAAGCCGCAATATGTTACGCTATAATATTTTCAATTTCAGCAAAAAAGCGGTTGAAACATTCGCAAATTATGAGGGTGTAATCATTTCACAAAGCGGCTTTGCGATGGATAGATTTTACGGTTATCCGTTAATTGAACAAAAGGTTGCAAGTAGGTACGAAGAAACGCTTTTGATGGCGAACAATGATGTTCACCCACGCACAGAGGGTTATTATCAAATTGCTGACGGAATGACTGGCGCAGTTTTAGAGGCTTTAAAATAAAAATTTGAAATGAATATATTAAAACGATACAAAGTTGCGCCCTTACCTTTCCAGGGGCAAAAACGTAATTTTGTCGAGCCATTTGTCGGCACATTAAAGGAGCTGAGCCAAAGCCAGGATATAAAGGTCATTGTCGACCTATTCGGCGGCTCAGGCTTGCTTTCTCACACGGCTAAACGAGTTTTACCAGGTTGTAAAGTTATTTATAATGATTACGACGGCTATGCGAAGCGTTTGCAAGCCGTTGTCGCAACTAACAACCTATTGAGCGACATAAGAGTCATTTTAAAAGATTGCCCGCGAGAAAAGCGTATAAACGAGGCTTATAAAAGTCATGTTATTGCTAGAGTTGAGAAAGAAGAAAGAAAAGGCTTTGTCGATTACATTACTTTGTCGTCGTCGTTGCTCTTTTCAGCTAACTATGTAACCAGTTTCGACGAGCTCAAAGCCTCAACGTTATACAATAACGTAAAGCAAAGCAATTACGACGTTAAAGCGTCTGATTATTTGCACGGATTAGAGATTGTAAAGTGTGATTATTTGGAGCTATTTAATCAATATAAAGATGTTCCAGGCGTTTTGCTTGTTGTTGACCCGCCATATTTAACGACTGATACAAAAACGTATCTTTCCGACCAATATTGGAAGCTTGCCGACTTTTTAAACGTTATAAATGTGCTTAATCAAAGTAATTTTATTTTCTTTACGTCAAATAAGAGTTCTTTAATTGAGCTTTGCGAATGGTTAAACGTTAATCACAATATCAATAATCCTTTTGAAAATGCGGTCTTAAAAACGCACGAAACGCGATTAAACCCACAATCAAAATATATTGATATGATGTTTACAAGAATCTTAGAAATGCAAAAAGCATCTTAA